ATGGCTGGTGGAACGAACAAATTAAGCGACACGTCGCTTCGTAAAATGCTGGGAAGAGAAAGCCCCGGAGACAGCTTCTATGCTGATGGCGATGGGCTAAGTGTGAAGGTGTCCAGATCGGGAGTATTGACCTGGTATTTCACTTTCCGCATCGGTGGCCGGGAATCAAAATCTCAGCGTATAAAGCTGGGTAATTATCCAGACCTTTCACTTAAAGCAGTTCGTGAGAAACGAGAGCAGTGTCGCGCATGGCTCGCAGAAGGAAAGAATCCAAAGCACCAGTTGAGCGTTACCACTCAGGAAACGTTAAAGCCGGTGACGGTCAGGGATGCCCTTGAATACTGGATCAGGGAATATGCCACCCATAACCGCGCTAATGTTGAAAAACACATTGAGCAGCTCAATAAGCATATCTTTCCTTATATAGGTACTTATCCGCTTTCTATGTGTGAAACTCGCCACTGGCTGGAATGTTTCGCCAGGGTAAGGAACGAAGCGCCTGTAGCGGCTGGCTATCTTTTGCAGATGTGTAAGCAAGCTCTTAAGTTCTGCCGGGTTCATCGGTACGCGGTGAGTAACGTCCTGGACGATCTGACCATTGATGATGTTGGACGTAAACAGAATAAGCGGGACAGGGAGCATACCCGGCAAGAGCTTGCTGATATATGGCGGGAGTGCTCAGGCCTGAAATTTAAGCCCTACTACTCCTCGCTGCTGCGTCTGCTGGTGGTGTTTGGCTGCCGAACTCAGGAGCTGAGATTATCTCGCGTAACCGAATGGGATCTAAATGATTGGGTTTGGACGGTACCTAAAGAGCACAGCAAAGGTGGTGAGAAAATACTACGGCCTATTCCCGTAGATATCCGCCCATTTATCAAACAGCTTTTAGAGCAGCACCAAAGCACAGGGCTATTGCTGGGAGAGATAAAGAAACCGGAAGCTGTCAGTCAGTGGGGAAGGATGTTGTATAAGCGTCTGGGCCACTCTGAACCGTGGACGCTTCACGATTTACGCCGTACATTTTCCACGACTCTGAACAACATGGGAATTGCTCCGCATGTTGTAGAGCAGCTTCTGGGCCATGCGCTGGGCGGTGTCATGTCCGTATATAACCGCAGTCAGTATTTACCTGAAAAGCTGGATGCACTGAATAAATGGATGCAGAGATTAGATGTTATTACCTCTGATATCTCAAATGTTACTATTCTTGAGGTGGCAAGATGAAAGAGTTCGACTTACCTGTTTTAGAATACTGCTCTCTAGAGCGTGCAGCTAGATTTATCGGTTCCGGTTGTGAGGTTGAAGATATTCTTCACTGGGCTGAGATTGGGGCTATAAATCTATCATATAAGTTTAAAGGTACTGAGGAATACAGTGCCTTTGTTAAATTCTTTGGTGATGTGGGTAATATTGCTACACAAATATTTAATACAGGTCAGCTTGACGATTATCATATTAACCTTTCACCTTTTTCTGTGATTGCAACAAATGATTTTTGTGAGTGCACATCTGTTGATGATGTCTTATCAGTATTGACTAGGTTTACCGATAAACCAAAGGTAAGAGCAAAACTATACGGGGTTTGGGAATTAAATAGATATTTTGTTGATTACAATAGAAACACACCTTACACAAGGGCGGTACTAAAGCCATATGGAGAATCGGTTGTAGATGCTCTCGCTATCATTCCGGAGGAGGTTGGTTTCTCTGAAAAAGATTTGCTTATATCTAAAAACGCCTTAAAAAAAATCATTGGGAGTGAGCCGAGAGAAATACATATAGAGAAAAAAGATGTCTCTAAAAATATCATTGAGGATGATAAATTAAGCAAGACCGTTGCAAATAATAGGGCTTCATTAATAAAGGCGCTATTAGCTATACATTATGGTGAGGATGTTGCTAATAACCCGAGAAAATTCATTGAAAGTAAAGATAGCGAGATATGCAGGGACTTTGAATTAAAAGGCATATCACTGCCTTCTGGTAAAACTGTAGCATCCTGGTTACAAGATGCTGATATAGATTTTAATTAACTGGAAATTCCTTTTGTATGTTGGAAATTTCCTAAAAAAGTGTATCGCTTGTTTTTAAATGCTCTCGAACCTTAGCGAACGAGAGCATTTTTTTATGAACAATATTAAACAACCCCAGCAGCCAGCAGAAAGAGTTATCCGTGAGGCAGAATGCCGCCAGTTAACAGGAATATGCCGCACCACTCGATACATGATGGAAAAAGAGGGGAGCTTTCCCGCCCGCCGCAAGCTGGGAGGTCGTGCCGTTGGTTGGCTTCTGTCTGAGGTCACAGCATGGCAGCAGAGCCGCAGCAAAGCAGCGTGAGGGGTGGGGAATGTCACATAAAACAAAAGCGGCCATGCAGGGCCGCCAATGTCACTACCAAAAACTTAAGCAAAGTCAGGATACCAGGGTTAATGCTGGTGGTCAAAGAATGAGCCAGCGCAATTCTGCGCCCGCTGATTATATTCAGTTTTTTTCTTCGTCTTTGGCGAGGTTACTTGAAACTACCCAGAAATTGGGCTGTTTAGGGTGTGCGGCTGGCGGTCAAAGACTGAGCGCTCCTGGAATTACAGGAACTGCGCCATTGGCGAGGTTACGCGAAACTACCCAGAAATTGGGTTGTTTGGGGTGTACTGCAATGCAGCATACCCCGGAGATATCCCGTAGTTTCGACCGTTACCCAGATATTGGGTATCACTCCTTGTCGGCTTCCTTGGCCTTTTTACGCTGGCGGCGTTTGATCTCTCCGCGCATCGAAGTGACGATAAATTGCGATGTGCTTTCGTCGCTTTCCCTAACTTCTTCCATAGCTTCAACCACATCATGTGGAACCCTTGCCTTTAGGGCTTGTGATTTTGCGTTCTTTGTACCTGTAGCCATTACTGAATCTCCGCTTTATTGGTGGGCCACAGTATACACAAAAAAAGGAGATAAAAAAGCATTGACGTGGGCCACACCTTGTAATTATAGTGGGCCACACCTTGATTTTGTGAAGGTTAAAAATAACGAAGCCCCACGAGTGTCGTTACCACTGGCGGAGCTTCTAACCAACAATCGCTATCATGGAGCGAAAAATGGCTAGCCAAACCTTAACCCAGCAAAGACTAAAAAATCTACTCAACTATGACCCTAGCACGGGAATTTTTACTCGCCGCATCACTCGTGGAGGGATGTATGCGGGTTCTGTAGTTGGAACTTTATCAACCCACGGATACCGGAAAATTATGGTTGATAAGGTCGCTTATGCTGCGCATCGCCTTGCGTGGCTATATGTATATGGCAACTTTCCAGGAGGGGAAATAGACCATATCAACAGGGACCGCTGCGATAATCGTATCGTTAATTTAAGAATTGCTTCGAGAAAAGATAACGCACGTAACAAAGGTGTTTCTAAGCGAAACACATCTGGTGCAAAAGGTGTTTCATGGGATAGACAAACCAAAAAATGGAGAGCTCAAATTTCCGTTAGCGGTAAATCAATTTCTATTGGTCGATTCGATAAGAAGAGTGATGCGGTAATTGCATACGGATTATATGCAGTTAGTCATTTTGGTGAATTCGCCGCCGTTGATAAGGGGGCCTCCCATGAATAATCAAACTCGCCAGGAATTTACATGGAGATTTCTCTCCGCTTCTGAGCGCTACCCTACCGCCAAACCATTGGTGATCTACGTCAACGCATCCAGTGAACAGGAGGCCCGCGACACTATGCCGGGTGTAAACCTCATTTTCGCTGCACGTCTCCCATTCCATGCCTTTCAGGTTATGGAGGTGCGTCATGCGTGAGTTAACGGATAAAACCACGTCGATAGCGTGTGAACTGGCAGCCTTATTGATGGTTGTCGAAGAATGCAACGTTGATCAGGTTGAGCGTGAAAACCTTATCAGCCTGGCTAGACGAGTATCGGATCAGTTGGCGGCAAGCATGGTAGAGCAGAATTCAAAGGGGGCGCTCAATGGATAACCTTTATACCTACAAGAGCAAAAAAGATTTGCTGTTACTGGCGCAAGAGGTTGCCGCGCTTCTGTCATGTGCTGCTTACCTTGCGACTATCAGGGGCGAGCAAGAGCGTATCCATGTAATGAGTTTAACGGGCCTGGCTCAACGCCTTTCTGACGAACTGGCAAACGCACTGGATATTTCTACTTTTTCAGACCATGAATCGCAGGAGGCAAAATCATGATCAGCAATGTGAAGTTTAACGAGCTGGCTAACCGCGTTGATCTGCTGGTTGAAAAGATTTTGCATCTTGAGGCACAGGTTAAGTCACTCACCGATAGTCAGGGGGGTGAAATCCCTCCGGGTATGACGCCAGTAGCAACACTGGCCGCTGAATACGGTATCTCAACCAAAAAGGCTGAGGAACTGGCGAAAAACACAGGGGTGATGCTGGTTAAGCTGAAATCTGGCGGGTTCGTTGCACCTGATGAAAAGTTCAGGGAAGCGGCGCGTCTGGTGCTGCGCAGCGCTAAGCGCAAATATGGCTCTGCGTACTGGTTCCATCCTCTGATCGGCAAATTCCAGATGAGCGGGGGCATTCCAAAATGACGGTACAACTGACAGCTGTAGAAACCGTATCGGATGCCCTGTTCACCTGTTCGTATCTGTGGGCGCATGGCAAGCAGTACAGCCGCAGCGATTTGGATAAAGCCCTCCACCAGCATAAAGATCCAACTACCCGTTACGGAAAGCTGGTGGCTCGCCTAAACCAGATAGCAGCAATGCCGTATGAGGAGCTTTGCGATGCCGGGTATCTCGATACGGACCGCAAACAAATGATTACCGCGCGGCGTTCTGTGCTGGTGGAAGAGATAGGCGAAGGGGAAATGAATGCCATGCTGTCTGACGTGCAGCGCATTCACCGCGTCTTCCCTGATGCTGGTGCAAAGTTCAGGACAAAGCTGCCTCTCTCTCGCGGTTCTGAGGGCTTTGATATCCGCCAGGACTATATCCTTAAACACTTTCTGCCAGCGCAGTCTCTGTGCAGCATTTACGGCCCAAGCGGTTCGTATAAGAGTTTTCTCGCCGTATCGTGGGCCTGTCATATCGCTGCTGGTCTGCCATGGGCGGGGAAGAAGGTCACCCCCGGCGCGGTGATGTATGTGGTTGGCGAGGGTGGTGTAGGTGTTCCCCGGCGTATACGGGCATGGGAGCAAGCGCATGGCATACAGGCAGACAACCTCTGGCTGGTCAATCGTCCGGTGTTCCCGGTGCGTGAGTCAGAGGTTACAGAAGTGCTTCTCGCTGCCGGGCAGATTGAAGCCGAATGTGGTGTACCTGTTCGCATGGTGGTGATCGATACGCTGGCCCGTTGTTTTGGTGGTAACGACGAGAATGATGCTCGTGATATGGGGGCGTTTATTGAGGGGTGTGACGTTATCAAACAGAAAACGGGGGCAACAGTGCTGGTAGTCCACCACTCCGGCAAAGATGAAGGGAAAGGCGCTCGCGGTTCCAGTGCTTTCCGCGCTGCGCTTGATACTGAGTTTAACGTTAAGCGTGAAGGGGATGGAAAGGCGCTTATTCTGACCTGTACCAAGATGAAAGACGCGGAGGAGCCAGAGCGTAAAGCGTATGACCTGAGAACGGCAGAGCTTTACACCGATGAAGATGGCGAGCTTGTTTGCTCTCTGGTTGTGCACGATCAGCCGAGAGAGGCTAAAGAAGTTGAGCCTGAATTGGCCAATGTCTCCCGTCTTAGCGATAACCACCACGCATTATGGCAGGCAGTACGCAGCCGCACAGCTAAGGGGGAGCCATGCACTATCTCCGTCATTAAAGACGATCTACGTGCAACGCTGGGTGCAGACAAAGTGAGAAAGTCATTCCCGCGCTGGCTGGACAAGCTGGAGAGTGAGCAAATTATTCGCATCGAGGGTGAGAACCTTTACCCGGTAACTATCGAGTAGATGCGGCGGCAAATGCGGCATGTGCGGCATTTAGTATGTTTTATGACCAAATGCCGCACTTAGTCCCTGTATACACGCGCTAAGTGCGGCATTTCACTGAAACCCCCGTCATTACTGGCTTTTAGCGTGTTTTTGAAATATCTGGTGCGGCGCTAAGTGCGGCATTTCTAAGCGCGGCGCTAAGTGCGGCATGAGTGGCATTTAAATTATGGCGGTTTAATTATGAGCAAAGAAAGTGAAAAATTGATTGAGCAAATGGAGTCGGAAATAAGGCTTTGTTTTTTGGGCTACCTGCATCCTGATATGCCCCGTGACATTGCAGAGCAGGCCGCTTCAGATATGGCAACTGAGGCGATCGGGAGAATTATAGAGCATGGTGCTAGTGTGGGGCTTTCAGAAGTGGAATCCATGCGCCACTTACTGTTATCAATGAAAAAGACTGGAAATGTAGCCACGCTCGGAAAAACTATCCACTAAAGGAATGAATCATGACAAGCAAAACTGATGACGTTGTTTATTCGAAGGTACTAATCCATAAAATGGTAGAGCATAAAAATATGTTTGGCATACCAGACAGTAAAGCAGAATTGCAGATCATGCCGCTGAGCGATTATCGCGAAATGTTGAAGAGAGAGTCTTTCTTCTTTGTCGACCACAATGGCTTCCTGCGACATCAATTTTCTGGCGAACCTATTGCAGCCAGCAAAGAGCAACTGGATATCCTTATTGGGGAACTGAAGGCGAAGAGAGAGCTTCTTGATGATGCTCTGGATTGTGCGAAAGATTAGTTTTGTAAATTATTTGCGCGTTAATTTTCATTGCTGTTCATCAGCAGAAAATGGCGTTTACTTATCAATAAGTCTGTATATTTTGAAGAGTGGCACTCAGACGTGAGCCGCCACTTGGCCGTTTAATCAAGCTGTGCGAAGTAGCCTGTGGGATGCAGAAAAAGATTAAACGGCCTCATCCTCTCCCGCGCTGGTTTCACGTCTCAACGTTAATTGTTACGGAAACCACTCCATGAAGAAATTACTCGAATTACGCCAGCAGAAAACCGCACTCAAAACCCAGATGCGCTCCATGCTGGACAAAGCCGACACCGAAAAGCGCAGCCTGAACGAAGAAGAGGGCAAAAAGTTCGATGAACTACGCGCCCAGGCTGATGCCCTCGAAGTTGAAATCACCCGTCTTGAAGCCGTCGCCGACGATCAGCGCAATCTGCCTGGCACTTCCGTTGAAGGTGAGCCAGTAAGCAACGACGAGCTGCGCCACTACATCATGACCGGTGATACCCGTTCTCTTTCCACGCTGGTGCAGGCTGACGGCGGTTATACCGTTATCCCTGAGCTGGACAAAGAGATCATGCGCCAGTTGCAGGATGATAGCGTGATGCGCTCGATCGCAACGGTGAAGACCACCAAAACCAACGAATACCAGAAGCTGGTATCTGTGGGCGGCACTACCGTTAATCGCGGTACCGAAGGTGAACCACGTACCGAAACCAGCACGCCGAAGATGGAGCGCGTTGATATCAAACTCAACCCGATCTACGCCTACCCGAAAACCACTCAGGAGATTCTCGACTTCTCCGAGGTGGATATTCTGGGCTGGCTGTCTTCTGAAATTGCAGACACCTTCACTGCTACCGAAGAGAGCGACTTTGTGAACGGCGACGGTGATAAGAAATCCAAGGGGTTCCTGTCTTACCCTCGCGCGGCCACTGCCGATAAAACCCGTCCGTTCGGCACGCTGGAGAAGATGGAAGCCGCTGACGTTTCCTCTGATGGCCTGATCGACCTTCTGTATAAGCTGAAATCCAAATACCGCAAAAACGCCGTATGGGTGATGAACTCCAACACCGCCGCCAAACTGCAAAAGCTGAAAAACGGCAACGGGGACTACATCTGGCGCGATCGTCTGGTTGCCGGTTCTCCCGATACTCTGCTTGGCCGTCCTGTTCAGTATCTGGAAACCATGCCGGATGCGGAGGCGGGTAAAGCGTTCCTTGCGGTTGGCGACTTCAAACGTGGCTATTTCATCGTGGATCACACCACTGGCGTGCGTACCCGTCCTGACAACATCACCGAACCGGGTTTCTACAAGGTGCATACCGATAAATACCTGGGCGGCGGCGTGGTGGACTCCAACGCCATCAAGGTGCTTGAGCTTTCCGGCTCCGGTTCCTGATTTGACGTTTAAGGGGCTTCGGCCCCTTTTTGCCCTCTGTGGAGTCCAATAATGAAAACAACCGATTTTGAAATCCGTACTTCCGAAGTGAGCGCCAGCAACAAAAAGCTGGTGGGCTATGCCGTGCGCTGGAACAGCCTGTCAGAAATTATCTGGGACGAGTTCCGCGAGCAGTTTGCGCCGGGAGCGTTTAAAGACAGCCTGGCATCCGGTAGCGATGTGCGTGCGCTGTACGAGCATAACTATTCCCAACTGCTGGGGCGTACCAAATCCGGCACGCTGGTGCTGTCCGAAGATGATACCGGGCTTCGTTTCGAACTGACCCCGCCGAATACCCAGCTTGGCAACGATGTGCTGGAGCTGGTGGAGCGCGGGGATATCTCCGGCATGAGCTTCGGTTTCCGTGCGCTGAAAGAGGCGTGGGATATTGCTCAGTCTCCATATCTGCGCACAGTCACAGCCGCCGAACTGCGGGAGATTACCGTTACCTCTATGCCTGCCTATCCTGAGTCTGGCGTGGAAATCGCGCACCGTTCGCTTTTCTCCCAACATCCTGAACTGCGCCGCGCTGGCGATAACCGTCGCCGCTGGGCTGAATTAGCGGGGCTCTGATATGTGGAATATCTGGCCGTTTGGCCGTAAGTCTGAACCCTCCGAACAGCGCAGTATGACCATTGATGAGTGGCTGGCGATGGCAGGGATTCCAAATACCGGATCAGGCGAGTATGTGTCTGCCGGTACTGCGGAATCTCTGCCTGCGGTGATGAACGCCGTGTCAGTTATTAGTGAGGCTGTGGCGACAATGCCCTGCTACCTCTATCGCGTCCGTAATGATAATGGTCGCGAGGCGCGGGAGTGGCTGAGTAATCACCCGGTGGATTTTCTCCTGAACGAGCAGCCGAACGACTGCCAGACGCCTTATCAGTTTAAACGCACGATGATGCGCCATTGTCTGCTGAACGGTAACGCCTATGCGGTGATCCAGTGGGGGCGCGACGGTCAGCCGCAATCCCTGCATCCGTATGCGCCGGGGGCGGTTGTTCCTGAGCGTATCGGCCAGCATAAGTACAAATATACCGTTACCGAGCCGTTTACCGGGGCTGTGCGCACCTACCTGCAGGAAGAGATTCTGCACCTGCGTTACTCCACCGATGATGGCTTTCTGGGGCGCTCCCCGATCTCCATCTGCCGTGAGGCGCTGGGGTTAGGTCTGGCCCAACAGCGCCACGGTGCCAGCATTATGAAAGATGGCATGATGGCGGCGGGAGTCATAACCACAGCTGAGTATCTCGACAGCGTGAAGGGCAAGCAGGCCATGGATGCGCTGGATCGCTACAAAGGCGCTAAAAATGCAGGGAAAGTGCCGATCCTTGAAGGTGGGATGGACTACAAGCAGCTTGGCATGAGTAATCAGGATGCAGAGTGGCTGGCCTCCCGTCGCTTCACAATTGAAGACATTGCCCGCATGTTCAACGTGTCGCCTATCTTCCTGCAGGAATACAGCAACAGCACCTACAGCAACTTCAGCGAAGCGAGCCGCGCCTTTCTCACCATGACGATGCGCCCGTGGCTGGCGAACTTCGAGCAACAAATCAAATCTGCGCTGCTGGTGGCCTCGCCCGTTCCGGGAACCCGTTATCAGGTGGAGTTTGACTCCGCTGACCTTCTCCGTGCCACGCCAACCGAACGCTACGCCACTTATGAGCGCGGCATAAAGAACGGGATTATGAACCCGAACGAAGCCCGCGAGCGTGAGGGGATGCCACCCCGTAAAGGTGGTGACGAGTTCAGCCAGGCATGGAAGCAGGAAGTGAAAATCAGCAAGGACAGCAAGGAAGGTGACGCATGAGAGCCGGAGGACTGAGAAACCGGGTAACTATCCGGGTATTCACTACTCACAGAGATCCATCTGGTCAGGTTGTTCAGGTCTGGGAAGACGGGGAAACCATCTGGGCTGAGGTTAAGGGGATCAGTGGTCGTGAACTGGTAGCGGCTGGTGCCGAGGTTGCCGAAGCAACGATCCGCGTCTGGGTGCGCTTCCGTCGAGACATTACTGCTGCTAACCGCCTGAAGGTGCTGACTGGCCCGTTTGCCGGGGCAACGCTCAACATTATCGGGCCAACCATACCGGATTCAGGTATGACGCGCCTTGAGATTCTCTGCAAACAGGGGACCGAAAAATGACTACTGTAATCACCCTGGCTGAAGCAAAGCTGCATTGTCGTGTTGATGGCTCCGAGGAGGATGCGCTGATTCAGGCGTACATCGATGCGGCGCTAGAGGTCTGCCAGAAGCATATCGGCAAGCGGTTTGATAACGGGCTGGAGTTCACCCCGGCTATAAAGATTGGTTGCCTGATGTACGTCTCTCAGCTGTACGAGTACCGCACGATGATTGCTGATGCTGAGGCGAAAGAGGTTCCGCTGGCTATCTCTGCGCTGTGGTCTGTCTATCGTGATGTGGGGGTGTACTGATGCCATGGCAGCCAATGCGCCGGTGCACCGAACCGGGATGTAATAAGCGGGTAAGGTCCGGCAAGTGTGACGAGCACAGGCGGGAAGCGTGGCGGGAGCAGGATGCCAGACGCGGCCATCGTCGCGCCCGTGGTTACTCTGCCTCATGGGAGAAGTACCGCGCTCAGTATCTGAAACGTCACCCCCTTTGTGTTGAGTGCCAGAAGCTGGGCCTCTACGTTCCTGCAAAGATTGTCGATCACATCATCCCTATCAACGGCGGTGATGATGTTCTGTTCTGGCCGGAGTGGAACCACCAGCCGTTATGCCAGACACATCATAACCAGAAGACCACGCAGCAGGACCCCATCACCAAAGCGAACCGTAAAGCAGGGCTCTACATCGAGCAGGAAGAGCGGGCAGCACAGCGTAATAACTGGATGTATGAGGCCAGCGATGAATGAGAAAGACGTGGTGAATCTGTATCAGTCGCTGGCCCGATGCCGTGATGGCTTTATGCAGACCCGCGCCAGACGCAATGAGCGCCAGCCAGTGAAGCGCATGAGCGAACGTGAGCGGGAGGTGATGGAATGCTTCCGCAACCGCTGACGGGCCGCAAGGGCGGGGTGGGGGAGGTTTTCAGGACAAAACCCCAGCCGCAAGGCACCACCCGCCCCCTCAAATTTTTACGCACAGTGATTTTTTTGAAAATAAAACAGACAGGTAAACAGTAAGTTATGGCAAGACCACCCAAACCGCCCGCCTACCTTGATGAAATCGCGGCGCAGCAGTGGAAAGCAAAGGCGAAGCAGCTGGCGGAGCGCGGGGATCTGACGCCTGCCGACTGGAACAATCTTGAGCTGTATTGCGTCAATTACTCGATGTACCGCAAAGCCGTGGAAGACCTTGCCACGCGGGGATTCAGCATAGTGAACAGTCAGGGCGGTGAGAGCCGGAATCCGGCGCTGAGCGCAAAAGCGGATGCCGAGAAAATTCTCATAAAAATGTCGTCTCTGCTGGGCTTTGATCCGGTAAGCCGTCGCCGTAATCCGGTAGAAACGGAAGAGGAGGACGAGCTTGACCGTCTGGAATGATTACGCAAATGCGATAAAAACGGGTGAAATTCCGGCCTGTAAGCGCGTAAAACAGGCCGTGGAAAGGTACTTTTCAGACCTGAATGACCCCCGTTATGAGTTCGATACGGCGACCGTAGAGCGGTTTATTGCGTTCTCCCGGCTCTGTCCACACGTCAAAGGCCCGCTTCGGGGCCAGCCAATAGAGCTGGAGCCATGGCAGCAGTTCGCCTTTGCTAACCTGCTGGGCTTTAAGGTCAGAGAGTCAGGCCGCCGGAAGTACAGCAGCGCCTTTATTGAGGTGCCGCGTAAGAACGCTAAATCCACCGTGGCCGCCATGCTGGCTAACTGGTTTCTGGTGATGGAGAAGGGCCAGCAGGATATCTACACGGCGGCGGTTAGCCGGGATCAGGCCCGAATCGTGTTCGACGATGCCCGCCAGATGTGCCTGCTGTCAAAACCGCTGAAAAAGCGCGTCAATATCCAGGCGCATAAGGTCATTTTCCCGAAGAGCAACAGCCTGTTAAAGCCGCTGGCGGCGAAAGCGGCCACCATTGAGGGGACTAACCCCAGCCTGGCGATTGTCGATGAATACCACCTTCACCCGGATAACGGCGTTTATTCCGCGCTTGAGCTGGGTATGGGCGCACGTCCGGAGGCTATTTTGTTCGCCATCACTACCGCCGGGAGTAACGTTGTCTCTGCCTGTAAACAGCATTATGACTACTGCTGCCAGATTCTGGCCGGGGAAGAGAACAACGATTCGCTTTTTGTCCTGATCTACGAGCTGGACGACGAAAGCGAGGTTGAACAGCCGGAAATGTGGATCAAGGCTAACCCTAATCTGCATGTGTCCGTTGACGCGGCGAAACTGGAATCCACCATCCAGAAAGCGCGGGGCATACCGTCGCAGTGGGTGGAAATGCTGACCAAACGTTTCAATATCTGGTGCCAGGGCTCCACGCCGTGGATGGGGGCCGGTGCATGGGATGCCTGTGCGCTCGACTATACCGAAGACGATCTGGCCGGAATGGAGTGTTATGCCGGGTTTGACCTGTCCTCTACCAGTGACATTACCAGCGTAAGTTACGCTTTCCCGTTCGACAGGGAGATCCGCCTGCTGACCCGCCATTATCTGCCGGAAGCGCAGCTGCTTAACGTCGCCAACAAAAACCGCGCCATCTACCGCCAGTGGGTGAAAGCGGGATGGATACGCACCACGCCCGGCGACTGCATCGACTATGACCGCATCCGTGACGATATTCTGCGCGATGCTGAAACCTTCAATATCCGGCTGGTGGGCTTCGATACGTGGAACGCCACACATCTGCGCACCCAGCTACAGGGGGCGGGCCTCGATGTGGAGCCGTTCCCGCAAACCTATCTCAAATTCAGTCCGGTAGCGAAATCCTTTGAGGTGTTCGTTAACCGCAGAGTGGTGCGCCATCGCGGCGATCCGGTTCTGGCCTGGGCGATTGGTAACGTGGTGATGGAGTCTGATGCTAACGCCAACATTAAGCCCAACAAGAAGAAATCCTCCAACAAGATAGACCCTGCGGTATCCGCGCTGATGGCGTTCGGAACCTTCCAGGCTGAGCACGAGGATTTTGCGTTTGATATGAGTGAAAGCCACAAACAGCGTCTCGCTAAGTTTGACGGCATCTGAATCGAGGTAATTTATGGCAACGTTGCGAGAGCTGATTATTAAAATTTCGGCAAACTCACAGTCGTTTCAGACGGAGATACAGCGGGCCTCTCGTCTGGGGCAAAACTATTACAAAACGATGCAGGATGGAGGGCGAAAGGCATCATCTGCAACGAGAGAAACACAACAGGCGCTGGCGGCGGTATCTTCACAGCTGAGTGAAACCAAAAGGGCCGCTACGGGGCTGGCTGGGGCTTTTGCGGGGGCGTTTGCCACCGGGCACCTCATTACGCTGGCCGATGAGTGGAATTCCGTTAACGCGAGGCTAAAACAGGCCTCCACTTCGACGGAAGATTTTTCTAATTCGCAGCGCGCCCTGATGGAGATAAGCCAGAAAACAGGCACCGCATTCAGCGATAATGCCGGACTGTTCGCCCGTTCCTCTGCGTCAATGCGTGAGTTTGGCTATTCGTCTGCCGAAGTGCTCAAAGTGACAGAAGCGGTGAGTACCGGCCTTAAGTTATCCGGGGCCAGTACAGCAGAAGCCAGCTCGGTTATCACGCAGCTTAGCCAGGCTCTCGCGCAGGGCGTGCTGCGCGGTGAAGAATTTAACTCAGTGAACGAGAACGGCGACCGCATTATCAGGGCGCTGGCCGCTGGTATGGGCGTTGCCAGAAAAGACCTGAAAGCAATGGCCGATCAGGGCTTGCTCACGATTGATAAGGTCGTTCCTGCGATTACGAGCCAGCTTCAGGCCATGCAGGGGGAGTTTGAAGCCATGCCGAAAACGGTATCCGGCTCTTTCCAGAAGGTGGAAAACTCCTTTATGCAGTGGGTTGGCGGCGCTAACGATGCCTATGGTGCCTCCGCCACGCTGGCTGGAGGTCTGGAATCGCTGGCAGGCAATATTGATACCGTTGCTACCGCTGCAGGTGTGCTTACCGCTGTGGGCGTATCCCGCTACTTTGGCAACTGGACGCAGCAGCTTAAGACGCAAACTGAGCAGCTTATCGCCGCAAGAACAGAGGAAATTTCCCTGACGGCGGCAAAAATTGAAGGTGCAAACGCTTCTCTGGCGCAGATCACAGCAGATAAGGCCATGCTGGTGACTAACCAGCAGTCTCTGGTTGCTCAGCTTGAGCTTGCAACGACTGAGAAACAGCGAACGGCTATCCGGGGCCTCCTTGCCAAAAACTCCGCCGATCTGGTGAAGGTCAACCGCTCAGAGATAGCGACGGTGAACGCCCTGGCTGCTGCGAATCAGCGCCTCAATGCCATGACCTCTATCACCCGTACCGCATGGGCTGGCGTATCTTCTCTGTTTGGCGGGATTCCCGGTATTCTGATGCTGGGGGCTGGCGCGTGGTACGCCTGGTATCAGAATCAGGAGCAGGCCCGACAGTCTGCCATTCAGTACGCGTCAACGCTCGATGGTGTCGTGGAAAAAGCGAAAGAAATGAGCGAGATTCAGCTTCGTGGTTCGATCTCTGACTCCGGGGCATCCATTGATGCGCTGAAAGACAAGCTGGAAGACCTGCGGGCTAAACAGGATGAGGCGGCGGCTTCCATTGCTGAATATACCAAACTGGCCCGCCAGCTTGGCGTTGAGCATGATCAGAATAATGGTTATGTGCGGAATGCTGCCAAAGCACAGAGGGAATATAACCAGATTTCGCGTGATATTGCTGATACGACGGCTCAACTGAATAAGGTCGTTGAGAGCCAGAACAAGCTGCAGGATGAGCTTGCTAGCAAGGTTTCTGTCTCCGGTGCTGCTTTCAGAAAGATTCAGCAGGATATTCAGAACGCGATCAACGTCAACGATGCGATGGCGGCTTCCATGTCCGTGACCATCCAGTTTATGGATGAGATGCGCAAAAAGTCTGGCGGGGTTACAGGTAAACCTGAAATTAATAATTCATCCTACGACAAGTTTATTAAACAGCAGGAAGAGAGTATTGCACTGTCCCAGCGTGAGGGAGTGGAGAGAGCAAAGCTCAAGGCGCTACAGGATGCCATCCGACAGGGGGCTATTCGCACGGACAACAGCGGTGCCGTTCTGCCGGGACAGGAAAAACAAATCGCCGCCATTCAGTCCAATGCGGCCACTGATTTTAATCTGCTGGAATCACAAAAGAAGCCCCGCGGTAAAACCTCGGAACAAAAAACTGAGGATGTTTATAACCGTCTCATCAAACAGCAAAAAGAGCAGATCGCCCTGCAAGATCAGAGCACTGAACTGGCCAAGGTTAAATACCAGGTCAGTCAGGGAGAGCTTGCTGCTCTGACGGAAGCCCAGAAAAAGACGGTATTACAGAATGCTGCGCTAATAGACCAGGTTAAATTGCGTGAGCAACTGCGAAATTACGAAGCCAGCCTTGCTGACAGCAATGCCAGCGCCCGCGCAGCTAATGATGCTCAGCTTATTGGTTACGGGCAAGGAACCCGGTTCCGTGAACGAATGCAGGAACAGTTTAATATCCGCAAGGAATTTGAGCAGAAGAACACCGATCTCCTTCGCCAGCGACAAGCCGATCAAATTAATGAGAACGTTTACCAGCAGGAGTTAGCCCTCAATAAGCGTTACCTTGAAGAGCGCCTGCGCGACCAGGAAGGATATTACGCTGCTTCTGATGCTCAGCGGGATGACTGGATGACGGGCTTGTCTGAAGGCTATGCCAACTGGGTGGATGAAGCGACAGATTACTCTTCCATGGCAGCTGACGGGATGAAGCAGGCGATGGGCGGGGCGGTTACCACCATTACTGACATGCTTAACGGTAACGTAGACAGTTGGAAGGACTGGGGAATAAGTGTTCTCAAAATTGTTGAAAATGTTGCAATCAACATGGCTCTTGCTAATGGTGTTAGCTCGTTAGGCTCATTCTTCAGCTTCGGTGCATCTTCCGCCGCAGCCGCCAGTAGCGGCACCGCTATTCAGAATGCTGGTGCGAACTTCACCTTTAATGCGAAGGGTAATGTTTACGACTCTCCGTCCCTGAGCGCTTACAGCAATGGCGTTTTTCAGACGCCTCAGCTGTTTGCGTTTGCCAAAGGAGCGGGTGTATTTGCGGAGGCTGGACCTGAAGCCATTATGCCGCTTACCCGTGCAGCTGATGGTTCGCTGGGCGTTCGGGCTGTTGGCACTCCTCAGATCTCCGGTGGTGTGCCTTCAGTTAACTTCGGCGATATCAATATTCAGGGTGGATCACCACAGGCGGCCAGTCAGGGAACAGCCGGTGCCGCTGGCAGACAACTGAAAGATGCCATCACTGGCGTTATTAACGAGCAGGCCAGTATGCCTGGCTCACCATTGTGGCGTTTGATTAAGGGAGTTTAG